CGGGTGGGGATGTTCCCCCGGGCATGGGGGTTAGGCGTGGTGAGCCTAATGTGATGGTTCGTCCGTCTGAGTCTGCTAATCGTGAGGCGGAGGCTATTTGTTTTAACAATCAGCTGACGCGCGAATGGGAGGCGTAGGTGATGGGTAGGCATGAGAGTACCGCCGAGGCGCTTTTGGCGGCTATGGCCGATGTGAGGGCGGTTCATAAACAGGAAAAAAACCAGAAGCAGGGGTTCTTTTTTCGTGGCGTGGATGCTGTGGTTAATGCTACGGCCCCGGCTTTTCGTAAGCATGGTGTGGTGGTTACTCCGCGTTTGGATCATGTGGAGTATGTGCAGCACGCGGGGGGTAAAAACGCTATTACGGATGCCCGCGTGGTCGTAACATATAGGTTTCAACATGTGGGGTGTGAGCCGCTGGAAGCCAGTGTTGCGGCTGAGGCGAGAGACTACGCGGATAAGGCTACGGCTAAGGCTATGAGCGTGGCTTTTCGTATCGCCCTTCTGCAGTCCCTTTGCCTGCCTACAGAAGATGTAGACCCTGATTCGGACTATGTGACGGTTCCCGGGGATCAGGCCACGCGCGGACCCGTGGATCAGGCTCAACAAGCCCGGGATGCCCTACTACAGGAATGCAACCGGCTAGGGCTTAGCCCCGGTAAGGTTAAAGCCTTTGGCATTACACCCGTAGGCGGGTCTTTCGACCTTTCGGTCGTTGAAGGCGCTAAGGGGGCGGCGCTGATTCGTGGGCTTATGGAAAAGATCACGGGCGACCCGGATTTAGTCGAAAAGTTGAGGGGATGAGATGCCACAGTTCCAAGCACCGCTAAACCCGGTTGATATAGAACAAAACATTAGAACATTGTCTAGCCGTATCGCTAAGGGCGTGGGCGTGGTGGATGAAGCCTATAGAGCTTTTCTTGACAGTGACCGCCTCTTTGAGGCGGCTTACGCCCGCGCCTACCTTGCTGCTGACGGTCCGGTAGAGGACAGGAAGCAGGCGGCGCGTGTAGAGACTATGGGGGAGCGTGAAGCCCGTGACGTAGCGGAGGCGGCGTTTAAATACGCTGACAGGCGCGCTAAGGCATTGGAGCTGGAGCTGCGGGCTTTGCAGTCGATAGGGGCGTCCGTACGGTCAATGTACGCGGTGGCCGGTCGTGGGGAGTAGCCCGGGACGTATGCCACGCGCCGTGGCTGAGGCAGTTCACGCCCGCGCGGGTGGAGTATGTGAAGTATTGATCCCGTGGGCTGGATGTACGGGGAGGGCTGAGCATATTCACCATAGACAGCTGCGTAGTCAGGGCGGCGCCCATGATCTGGATAATTGCCTGGTCATTTGCCACCGTTGCCATTCGTTTATTCACGCGTACCCGGCGCGTTCGTATGAGTGTGGCTGGCTTGTGCGTTCAGTGGATAACCCCGCCGATGTGGTGGTGGTCGTGGCGCCGCGTGAATAGGTTTTTTGGAGGTTTATAACGTGAGTTTGCAGGCTATTTTATGGGTGATGCATAAGGCGCCGGTTGAGCCTAACGCTAAGTTCCGAACGCTGCTTGAATTGGCTAACTTTGCGGATGATGAGGGGCGCGCGGCGTTCCCGTCCCGTGGGCGGCTGGTCGAGCGCACGGGGCTTAGTTCCGGGTCCATTGCCCGGCATTTGAGAGCGTTAGAGTCTGACGGGCTTATTAGGCGCGGGGATCAGTCGCTGGTTCAGCATTATCGGCGTGATAGGCGGCCTGTTGTATGGGATCTGGCTATGGAGTTGGATAGGTCTAAGACCCCGGCGCGGGTTGATTCTGGGGCTGTGGAGGATGATTCGGGGGCTGTTTTTGGGCGTTTGGATGATGGTTTGGAGGCTCCCGCGCCTGTGGATAACCCTGTGGATAACTCGTTAACGGGGTGTCAATATGATACCCCGTTGGCTGATTCTGGAGCGGAACGGGGTATCGCTACGGTCGGAACGGGGTATCGCTACGGTCGGAACGGGGTATCGCCTGTGACACCCAATCCAATTAATAAACCAATTAATAACCCAACAACTAACCCTATTATCCCTTGTGACGGCGAACACAGTGACGGCAGTCACGTGGACGGTACCGGGCTAGCGCCCTCGACCTCACCCGCTGACGCGGATTCGGCCACGAAGCAAAAACCATATTCTGAAGCCTTCCAAAAATTCTATGAGGCGTACCCGAGGAAGATTGGGAAGCGGAAAGCATTCAACGCGTGGGTGCGCGCCGTCAAACGCGCTCCCTCAAATGTGATCCACGACGGGGCCGTGGCCCTGGCTGAGCATCACAAGCGGGCGGGCACCGACCCCCGGTTCATTCCACACCCCACAACGTGGCTCAACCGGGACGGCTGGGAGGATGAGCTAACCCTCCCGGCTGACAGTCGTGCGGCGCGTGGCAGGAACAGCTTTTTAGATTTCCTACGGGCGGGAGGTGCAAACGATGATGCAAACCAACTGGAACGCGGTAGCGGCCCAGCTATTGGCCCTGGTCGCTGAATTTGATACACGCTTTTCAGGCCTGGACATGGACGCTACGGAACGGAAGATCGACGCGTGGGCACCTGTTCTGGCCAGCGCGGGAGTTGCCCCGGAATTCCTGGCTAAGGCCGTGCAGGTGGTGTATGGGACTGGTGATCGCGGCCCGTTTAACCCTTTGGGGGCGGTGCTGGATGAAGCCCGGAATGCGCGGCAAAGGGCCAGCCGGGGCGCGGTTGTTCGGGAGTTGACGGCTAGGCCGCGTAGCACGGGCGGGCCGTCTAAGGCCGTCTATGAAGCCACGGGCACTCTAGGCGTGGGTTGCCCCCGCTGTGGCGCGAAGCCTGGTTTTCCGTGTGTTGGAGCTTATGGGCCTATGCGGGCGCCTCACATGGCGCGCTACGATCTGGCACACCCTAAAGACGGGGCTTTTAAGCCCTCCAAATCCCCGCACCCACACAAACCCCCACGGGAGGGCAAAAAGTCCGCCACGCGGCAAGCTGGGGCCGATTCTGGCCCCTTTAACAATGAAGAGAGGAGCCAGCAATGGCAGAAACTGCTCAAAGCGCGGGAACTACCCCACTAGAGCCGACAGAATTTGAGGATGCGCATACGTCTCTTGGTAAGACACTGCGGGAGATGAAATGCCTAGCGGATCTAGCTCTTGTGGACGTGGAGGCCATGCTCGACAGTCTGCACGAAGCCTATGGCTACATGGAACAAGCCCCCATGCCTGAAAATATCGAGAAACAAACAACTTTGGCGATGGAAGGCTACGAAGCCCAGCTAGGCGATCTAGAAGAACGGCTCAACGGCGTCTGGGAGGAAATTAGGCTAGCCCTAAACGCGCTAGGCGAATGCGTACCCCTCGCCGATGACATGAGGGAGTTTAACAAAAACGCTAAAGCCTGGGAACAGCTCGAAGAAGCTAAAAGGGGTCTGAAAGAGGCGCCCAGCGCGGGGCGTGCCGCTAGCGTCATCGAAAAAATAGACGAAGCGATGACACAACTAGAGCATCACGCTAGTATCGCTTTTTTTCACACATAATTAGAACAGGATTCAAACATGAGTAATAAGCACGTAACCCTACTAGGGTCCACATCATCGAAGAAACCACCCACGCTAACTCGCACCCGCGACGGGCGCCCTATGACACGGTTCACTATCACCACGAGCGACCGGGTCAAGGATAAAACGGGAACATGGACAGACGGGCCGCTACAGTTCTACAGTTGTTTGGCGTTTGATTCGCTGGCCGAAAACATTGTTAACACTTGCAGTAGCCCGGTGGAGCTGCTGGTGGAAGGTGTGGAAACGCGGGAAGAGTGGCAGAGCAGTGAAGGCCCGCGTGAGTCAGTGTCCATTAAGTTGACTAGCGCGGGCGTTAGCCTACGTAGGCAGTACGCTAACGTCACAAAGCAACAGGGCGGCGGCGGACAGCAGGCCACGCAACAGCCCCCGGTTAATGATCCGTGGGGCGGCGCCCCTACGGGCGGGTTTGGTGGTGGCGATGATGAGCCGCCGTTCTGATGATCCCCACGCGCCCCGCGCCCTAATGGTGTTGCCGTGGGGCAAACCCCCCTTATCGCTGAATGTTCGTAAGCACCACCACGCCCACGCTACAGACGTCAAAGCTGTGCGTGGGCTTACTGCTTTAAACGCGCAGCAGGGGGGTCTCCACATGATGGGGTGGGAACGCTACGGGCGTCTATCTGTGCGTTTGCATTACCTACCACGAGATAAAAGACGGCGGGACACAGACAACCTAGTCGCCACCCTCAAGGCCATATGTGACGGGCTGGTAGACGCGGGACTGGCCCCGGATGACACACCCGCCTACATGTCGAAGCCTGAGCCGATTATCCACCCGGCGATAAAAGGCTTAGCGCCGCTGATGTGGCTGGAATTATCCACCGTGCCGCCGGGGAACTATCAACTAGCGGGAGGACTAAGCAGTGAGCTTAATTGTGCATGAGAATATGACGGCGGCTGAGATTGAGCAGGCAAACGCCCTAATCAACAGACTAAGCCGTGGGCTACTCATGTCTACGACTTATTTAACAATGATGGAAGAATATGGGGCGCTAGCTAGCCTCGGGGAATATATAGACCCCCGGGACTTGAAGCTGTGTGAAACTAACAGGATTACGGGGGAATAATGACGGGCATTTACCCGGAAACTAGCGCGGTGGCGGCGGCGTTTGACATTCCGGACAGTTACGGCGACGCGCCCTGGCCTCACGGCGTCGAGTGGGCGTGGGCAGAAGTCTACGGCGTGATCTGGGCGCTACATGAACTAGCCACGGCTGGGTGTGTGATGGAACGCCCTACTATGCGTGTCGTAACTCACTATTACAACCTGGCGTTAAAAATCAGCGACGCCTTAGCAGACTGGCCTCGTGACTTGCTCCCGGGATTCGCTTACGGGTACCGCGACACCCTTTTGCGTTTGGTGAATTCCACACCCGCGCGGATGAAGGAGCTTAATAACTGGCTGGCTTGGAAGGCTACAGAACTTGACGAAATGGAGGGCACACGATGACCGATGAAGAAAAGCAGGCGTATAAGGCAATTTTGAAACAGCTCCACGACGCCCTACCTCCCGGCCCTTTTTCCGCCGGATTGGTGGGCAACACCTCCATCGTTCGAGATGTGGACGGTAGCCCCGTCGTGGCTGTACGCAAACTAGCGGGAATGGACGTCGCCAATGTGAAGGCTTTTACGGACCTAATCATTTGGGCGTCTAATGAACTGGAAGGACAGGCTAATGAGTGACATGTGGGAACTCACACTACAGGCGTTGGAAAAATACGCGGGCGGGAAAAAGATAACCCAAACACAAACCCAACTATTGCTAGACCGCGGCCTAATCAACCACGGGGGAATAATCACAGACGCAGGGCATAAGGCACTAGCCCGCGCTTGGGGAATGGGGGCCGCATGATAAAAGTTATCCACGGGGATACGCTAAAAGTTCTACCCACGCTAGACGCTGATAGTGTGGACGCTGTCATCACGGACCCGCCTTATTCCAGTGGCGGCCTGCATTCCACTAACCGGAAACAGTCAACTGGACAAAAGTACATGAGAGTTCAAGAGAACTACGTTGATTTTTCCGGCGATAACAGGGACCAGCGCAGTTTTCTACTATGGTTCAACCTTTGGTTGACGGAAGCCCTACGGATCACTAAACCCGGGGGAATTATCGCCGTATTCACAGACTGGAGGCAGCTACCCTCCGTGACGGACGCCCTACAAGTAGGTGGCGTCGTGTGGCGTGGCATTATCCCCTGGCATAAACCGAACGGGCGTAGGCAACAGGGCCGCTACGCGAACATGTGTGAATATGTTGTGTGGGGAACTAACGGCGCCCGCCCACTAGCGGGTAAGAGCCTGGGCGGGTTTTGGCAACAAGCCACCCCCGCTAAGGCTAAACGGTTCCACATGACCGAGAAGCCTGTTGAGCTTATGGAGTTCCTATTAGGACTAGTCCCTGAGGGGGGGACAGTCTTAGACCCCTTTGCCGGATCAGGCAGCACCCTGGTAGCGGCGCAAAACCTTGGACTAAACGCTATCGGCGTGGAAGCCCTGGCCCATAACGTTCAGATCATGAAAGACCGGCTTGACGCTAATGAGCAAACCCTCTGGGCTAAGAACGCCGAAGCATTCAAGGAGGGAGAAGGCAATGAAGATCACCGTGTATAGCACACCTGACTGTGTGGCGTGTAGGCAAACAAAAAGACTACTCACACGGCAGGGCACACCCTATATGGAAGCCCATATATCAGAAGCTCCCTACACTATCCCAGAATTAAAAGAGCTGGGATATCAGACGGCCCCCTTTGTTCAAGTCTTGGACAGCACAGGGGGCTTAATTGATGAATGGGCGGGGTTTAAACCAGATCGCATTAAGGAACTAGCAGCACACTAGCGGGAGTAAAAACCCGCGCTCAACAAGACAAAGCCCTAGGAGGTTGAAACGTGAACGTTTTAGAAAATAATGATCTGCGTATTCTTTTTGATCGCTATGGCCTTGACTACAGTGTCGATTCTGCACCCGGCTATTGCACGGTCGCCACTCTCGACCTTAACTGCATAGATGCGGATGACGTAAATCTAGAGTTTCACGAGGATCACGTGGTTCTCGAACTCTGGGTGGGCCATGACATCGAGTATGTGCCTCAATGCCACCAAACCGATTATTGGTTGAGGCTCAAGGCGCCTATTTGGATGGCGGAGTACATCGCCTGGATGGCAGAACATATTGCCGATGCAACCACCAATCAGCAGAAGGAAGAGAGCTGAAACCATGTCTACTACTAACCCTTGGATCCGATACGGGGATGTTCTCAAAGTCATTGAACGCAGCACTGGCGATGCCATTAAAGAAAACTGCCGGGTAATGGGTATCAACGTTGCGGATCTCGCTGTGACTACGCCTCAGCCGCCAATCGCTGCAATGGTTGAAGCCCGCGCCCTAGGCTGGGTGGCCGCCTGTATTGACGCGATTATTGAAAAGGCGTTAAGCAACGGTGACGAACAGGCACCAGGAGTCATGCTATTGGGTCTTAAAACCCTCCGAACTGAACTCCGTGACAAACAGGACAAACTACTAGGAGATTAACAATGCCCACCCCTATTGCCCATATTGGCCACGCACCTGTGAAAGCTCACCCCACGGACGCGGGCTACGACCTCGCAGCCACAACAAATAAAACACTAGCCCCCGGATGTCGGGCGCTAATCCCCACCGGCCTACACGTCAACCTACCCGCTGGCACCGTCGGTTATGTGTGCCCACGCAGTGGCATGGCGGCAAACTACGGCATCACCGTGCTCAACGCACCCGGCGTGATCGACCCCGGATATACGGGTGAAATCTTCGTCAACCTCATCAACCTCGGATCAGAACCCTACACCGTTCAATGCGGGGATCGAGTCGCCCAGCTCATCATTCACAAGACTGTAGAGGTTGATTGGCAGCCCGTCGCAGAGTTCGAAGAAACGCAACGCGGCGCACACGGCCACGGATCAACCGGGGCATAAACCCAATGACCACCCTCTAGCGTGTTTATGCCGCTGGAGGGTTCACGGCTACATAGCCCCACACAAACACAACAGGAGGGACACATGCACCCTACCCCCACACCTGAAAAACTCAACAGGCTACACCTAGAACTCGATTGGTGGGAACGGGAACTAAACACCCCAGATGAAGAAAGCAAGGGTAGAGGGTTCGAAGAATTCAACGCGGGCATATACCACGCGATAGGAGAATTCAAAACCATACTAGACAGGCTAGGACTCTAACCATGTACACCAGCTACCTAGACTTGTTCAAAGACATAGACAAGCTAACGGACGCCCTACACACAGCCCGCGCAAATATCACAGCCCCCACCACACCGCCAGAGGTATGCACCCGCGCCCCCTACGGCCCCAAACCACCCTGTAACCTACACTGGCTAAACACCACCATAGAAGCAGAAGGCAGCCTAAAAGAACTCGCCACGGCACTAGCAGAACTACTAAACACCCCACCCCCACGCCACAGGCACACCACATGGCTATACCACAAAGCCGGGGACATCGTAGACAACCAGGAAGCCAATCAACTAGCCTACGAGGACATCTCAACAATCACCCACAGCCTACAACCATCC